TTTGACTTCTGTAACAGAAAAGAGCGAAGCAATTAAAAAAATCTTGACATTTATTGATAGACATGGTAAAGTAACTAAGAATGAAATTATGAAACATATTGGATGGGGAGTTGGTATTACATTTTCGCCATATAGACAATATTTAAGAAATCATCCTACAATAGAGCTTGAATGGGATGGACAAACTGAATATTATTGTTATAAGGATGATGATGGAATTACCAGTTGATTATACAAAATTAAATTCAAAGAAGAAAAAACAAGTCAGAGAACATTACGTTGAATTACAAGAAAGAAAATGTTATTATTGTGATCATGATTTACAAGAGAAACCACCATCAATTATAACAGAGAAAAAAATAGATTGGAAATATTTTCCACCGTTCTTTATGAGATGGCCAATTCATTTACAACACAATCATGAAACGAATATGACAGAAGGCGCAGTTCATGCCTATTGTAATGCGGTAATGTGGCAGTATGAGGGTAAATAATAATGAATCCATTTGAATTTATAAATGATATAAATTTTGGAAAAAAGAATCTTTTTAAAGATGATGATAAGAATATCATTGAAAAGGATTATAATTCTTTTATCATCAATAGAGGATTAAGTTATTTTGTTGATACCGTTCTTTATGCAAATGAGATGAATTTTAGACATGATTTGGATAAAAGAATGCAAAATGATTATCTATTACATTCTATTAGAAAAAAGAAAAGATTTTCAAAATGGGTTAAATCAGAAAAATTAGAAAGAATAGAAACAATAAAACAATATTTTAATTATTCTAATCAGAAGGCAAAAGAGGCGTCTGATATAATATCAGATAATCAATATAATGAAATAAAACAAGTATTTGAACAGGGCGGAACTACCAAAAGTATATAAATTATAAATAATTTTATATAATTGTTATACTATTGGGAGACATAATGTTTAATACTGTCGAGGATTTGATTGAGATTGAATTGGCAAATCCGGACGATTTTTTAAAAATTAAAGAGACGTTAACTAGAATAGGTATAGCGTCGAAAAAAGAAAAAATCCTCTATCAATCTTGTCACATCCTCCATAAACAAGGAAAATACTATATTGTCCATTTTAAGGAATTATTTTCTTTAGATGGTAAACCGTCTAATTTTTCTGAAAATGATAAAGCAAGAAGAAATACTATTGCTTGTTTATTAGAAGAATGGGAATTATTAAAAATTGTTGATATAGAAAAAATAAAAGATGATAAAGTATCATTGAATCAATTAAGAATAATTTCCTACAAAGAAAAAGATCAATGGTCATTGATGCCAAAATATAATATTGGAAATAAGCGAAGGAGTGAAAATGGCAATACCGAGTCTGAAATACTATAAAGAGTCTGAAAATGTTTTAAGTCCAGAATTTGGAACTACTGGTTCTGCGTGCTTTGACATATATTCACATTTTGATGATGGGCATGTTCCTTTATGGTTAGACGATAAAGAAGCAAGACAAGCAAGACAAACTAAAAGAGATTCACAAGGCAATATATATGTACTAATATACCCACAAGAGCGTATGTTAGTTCCTACAGGACTGACTTTTGATATTCCAAAAGATCATTCTGTGAGAATTCATATAAGATCTAGTGTTGCATTAAGAGATGGATTATTGTTAGGAAATGGAGAAGGAGTAGTCGATAGTGATTATGTAGATCCATGTTATTTAATATTGTATAATGCAAATAACACCGCCAGACAAATTTTTAATAATACTAGATATGCTCAAGGAGAATTAATTAAAAATTATAAATATTCATTTACGGAAGTAAAAGAAGCACCAGGACAAAAAACTGAAAGAGAAGGCGGGTTTGGTTCAACAGATGTAAAATCTGAACCTTCTAAGGGTCCTTCTACAGGAACTTCTGGACTTGCGATATAAATAGATTATGAAAAAAGAATTTAAACTAACAGTTGAAGGATCTGGCACTTATGTTGCAGATTCATTTTTAGAATTAATCTGGATAGTTTTTAAACATCGCTGCGAGCATCTCTTAAAAAGAGAAGGTTGGCGCGACTGAGGTTGTCCATAGTGGAAACCTCATAAGAAGATACTCCCTAGTCCACGCTAGGATGGGGGGTTTAATTTTAACCTCGCTTTATAAGGAGGACATATGGTAACAACTAGCGCACTCGCGAATTTTCCATTCGCACGACCCCAAGATATAGAAAGAGCATTAAATGTTTCTGTCGGATTTGATGGAATATTTAATCGTTTATTTGATGATCTTGGTACAGTTCATCATTCAATCAATAGTGGTGGATTTCCCCCATACAATCTCAAAAAAGATGGATATAAGTATCTAATTGAAATGGCTGTAGCAGGCTTTTCAAAAGATGATATTTCCGTTCATGTTGAGAATGGTGTATTAACCGTTTCTTCTAATGAGAAACAAACTGTAAATGAATCCCATGAATTTGTACATCAAGGAATTGCAACAAGAACATTTAAACGTTCTTGGACAATTGCTGATGATGTTGAAATAAAAGATGCGGATCTTGTTGATGGTATGTTAACAATACATTTGGAGCAAATCATCCCTGATTACAAGAAACCACGTGAGATCCCAATCGGCGGAAAAGCAAGAAAAGCTATCAAAGGCTGATTATACAGTCGAGCCCATAGAAACAAGAGCAGCATTGGATATGGTGATAAAAAATCATTATCTTCATCGTGTTGCCCCATGTTCTAAGGCTTATGGTATCTTTGAAAAAGGTGGGTTCTTTGGAGGAACATTAAAGGGTGTTGTTTGCTACGGAGTTCCCGCCTATAATCCAATCCTCAAATCCCTTTGTGGTGCGGATGAAATGAATAATATCTATGAGTTGACAAGACTCTGGATAGACGATGCTGTACCTAAAAATGGAGAAAGTTTTCTTATCTCAAATTCAATTAAAAAATTGGATAAAGAGATTATAATATCTTATGCTGATTCATCAATGAACCATTTGGGCACAGTTTATCAATCATCAAATTGGTATTATATAGGAATGAACAAAAGACATACTTCAGACATCGCAATAAGGGGTTTAGATTTACATCCAGCAAGTATTACTGATAAATTTAGAGGACAAAAGAACAGAGTAGAAAAACTTATAGAAATGTTTGGAGAAGAAAATATATATAGAAGAGAGAGATCATTAAAGTTTAGATATGTTGTCTTTAATGCAAATAAAAGACGTAAAAAGGAACTAATGAAAAAATTAACTTATACTATTTTGCCATATCCAAAAGAAATTGAAAAAGGAGACAATGATGGAAGACTTACGACTAAGTAAGAATTTTCACTTAAATGAATTCATAAAAAGTGCTACAGCAGAAAGATTGGGAATTGATAATGCCCCTGCAACTACTGAACATTTAATTAATTTATCAGTACTTGCTCATGCAGTATTGCAACCAGTAAGAGAAGTTCACGGAGTTATTACTTTAAATTCTGGATATCGTTCACCAAAATTAAATAAAGCGGTAGGTGGAACCGCGACTAGTCAGCATTGTAATGGAGAAGCTGCTGATTTTGAAAGTTATCAAATTTCTAATCCAAAACTTGCTAAATGGATAGCAGATAATCTAGAATTTGATCAATTAATTCTTGAATTTTATAATGGTGTAGATCCTAATTCAGGATGGATTCATTGTTCTTATAAAAGAGATGGATCAAATCGAGGGAATTGTTTAACCGCCTTAAAGCAAAAGGGAAAAGTAAAATATGTTAAAGGACTCATGGGAATTTAAAAAAGTTGACAAACAGACATTATGGTGTTATAATATATTATGTACATTAAAAATACTCATGAAAAAATATAAATGAAATTTTATACAAATGTATCACAGTATGGAAACTTTGTTCTTGAGCGTGGTATTGAAAATGGAGAACCATTTAAAAATAAGATAGAATACGCTCCAACACTTTTTATCCCTTCAAAAGAAAAATCAAAATATAAAACTCTTAGTGGCCAATCAGTATCCAAAATGAAATTTGGAAACATTGCTGATGCCAAAGAGTTTATGAATAAGTATGATACTGTAGAAAATTTTGAAATCTACGGATATACTAGTTGGATGTATTGTTATCTTTCTGATGAATATCAAAAAACAATTACATATGATTTTAATCAAATTAAATTAATGTATATTGATATTGAGGTTGCTTCTGAACATGGATTTCCAAAACCGGAAGAGGCAAAAGAAGAGATTACCGCAATATCAATGAAATGTGGAAAAGATTTTGTTGTAATTGGTTGTGGAGATTATAATAATACAAGAGAAGACATTAAGTATATTAAATGTGAATCAGAGGAGGAATTAATTCATGCGTTTATAGAACATTGGAAAAGAATATCTCCTGATATTATAACTGGATGGAATATTAAGTTTTTTGATATTCCTTATATTGTAAACAGAATTACAAAATTGTTCGGTGAAAAGTTTACCAGACAATTATCGCCTTGGAACTTTGTTAGAGAATCAAAAGTTATGGGTCTTGGAGGAAAATATCACCAGACATATAATTTAACTGGCATTTCAGTACTTGATTATTTGGATTTATATAAAAAATTTACCTTAGTTAATCAAGAATCTTATAGACTTGATCATATTGCTCATGTTGAATTAGGAGAAGCTAAATTAGATTATTCTGAATTTGATACGTTACATCAACTTTATAAACTCGATCATCAAAAGTTTATTAATTATAATATTAAAGATGTAGAATTGATTGAACAGATTGAGGAAAAAAAGAAATTAGTTGAGCAGGCTGTCGTTCTTGCTTATGATGGAAAAACAAATTATGATGATGTGTTTAAACAAGTAAGAATGTGGGATATTCTTACTTTTAATTATTTAAGACAAAAAGATATTGTTGTTCCACAAAAAGAAAGAAAATTTAAAGATCGTGCATATG